GTGACGTAGACTATATGGTCGCAGGTCCAGACATGGTGTTTCCTCAAATGAACAAAAGAGAGTGGAAAGACGTAGATGATATTATGTATGTTGAGTGGAAGCCTTTACAGGAGGTTCAGGCTGATTATCCGCACCTTAAGGATAATATAATTTTAGATGATGAAGATTTTATGTATGACTATGATACTCTTCAAGTCAGGAAGTTGAATAATTATATTAAAGTTGTTCATTACTATCATAGAGACACTAAGTATCTTCGTGGTGGAAGATATGTGAAGTTTACATCTTCTGCAATTTTAGAGAATGAAGCTTTACCGTATGATCATGGTAGATTGCCATGTGTCCCATCTACAGATATAGATGTTTACAATGAATTGTTTGGCAGATCTTTTATCCAGAACATTCTTCAACTACAGAGACATTTTAATAATATAGCTTCAGGAATTGCCAGGAATCATGGCATTGGATCTGCACCTAAGTGGATGATGCCTAAGAATGCCTGCTCTATATCTTCATTAAATAATGAATTTTCTGTTGTTGAATTTAAGGGTGCTATTGCTCCTAAGCTAGTAACATTTAACCCTACACCTTCAGAAGTTTTTATGTATCAAGATAAACTTGAAAAGTGGATCGAGAAGGGATCAACAATTTATGGAATATCTAGGGGAGAGCCACCAAAAGGTGTTACAGCTTCAGTTGCTATGCAATTTCTTGATGAGCAGGAACAGCAGAGAGACTCTAGAAATGTTGCTAAAAGATATGCATACATTAGAGAGTTATTTAAATTAACTGTTTCTACAATGAATCAATATTATAAGCCACATGACAAGAGAACTGTTCGTATACTTGGTGAAGATAATAAGTACATGATTAAGTCTTTTGGTAATACTGACTTTTCAGTTTTCTATGATGTTAAAGTTCAAAATGCATCAGCTTTACCTGATACTAAGTCAGGAAAAATTCAAAGTATTATTGATCTTAATAATGCTACAAACACTGCAGAAGAAGGGCCTGTATTTAGAAAGGCTGAAATTATAGGAATGTTAGATCTTGGATTAGACGAGACATTTAAGGATCAGGCGCAAGTTAATGTTAAGGTTGCTGAGTCTGTTATACAGGCAATTTTAGATGGTGATAAAGTTCCTGAGCCACAGATCTATGATGACTTCTTGGAGCAGTACCCTATCTTTATAAGAACTCTACAGAGTAGAACTTTTAAAGAGCAGGTTCCATCACCAGTACAACAGAAATTAATTCAACATATAAAAACCATGGAAGGATTGATGTGGGAAAGAGCTACGAAAAATCAGACATTTGCTATGAAGATCCAGATGCGCTCAGACTTCCCTATGTTCTTCAAGCCTCTACAGCTTCCACCTCCACCAGTTGAGACACCACCAGAAAAGGGTGGCCCAGCAGGAGCTAAGGCGAAGCGTGAGGCTCAACAGGCTTTACCAGCAGCAACAGGTCAAAAGACCGAT